CATACCTCCAGACCTTGAGCAAGAAGATAGGAACAAGCATAAAGTTCGCCAGCCGCACCAGTATGTGCGGTGGAATTCATGGATAATGAAAAAAAGGAGCTCGCATCAGGAGCTCCCGTTTCTATGTGGACAAATTGATCACTCGCTCATTCGCTTCTTGCGTTTAGCAAGTAGATCACGAACAGCTTTAGCTCCTGCCTGGGAATCCTTTGCATCAAGGAAAGCCCTACGACGCTCAAGGTCAGGACCACCTTTATCAATGCCAGAAATCCTCAGCTTGTCTGCGTAGAGACTCCCGTCACTTACAGGACCAACACCGTTAGTGGGTGGCTCGTCCTTTGGAGGAGCAGGCTTTGAAGGTGCTGCTTGCGTAGCTGGAGGACGACTTGGAGCAGGAGCTGGGGGGCGGCTAGGAGCAGCCGAAGAGCTCCCACCACTACCACGATTACGAGGCGGTGCTGGAGGAGTTGAGTTACCTCCAGAGTTACTGCGTGGTGGTTGTGAATTATCTCTGCGAGGTACCGGGGCTTGGAACCTAGGATCTCTATTGATTCGATCTAAGTTCTCTTGGCGGGCATTAGCAAAGCGTGACTGAGCGTCGCCAGGCTGAGGACGAGGATGCCGGGTATGGCCAGGTGCTGTACGTCCACCGTTGGTTGCGGTGATCCTTAGGTCATTGAGAGCAGTGAGAAGGTTGTCCTTCGGGTTGAAGACACGCCCTGCTTGATCAACAAAAGCAAAGGCTGCGCCAGCAGCATTCAGGGCTCTACCTAGGCGACTACCCCCTCGAGCAGCATCCATGGCTAGATCAATGGCGGCTTGGCTGGGAGGTATCCTGGGAGCTGTGAAGCGACCACTAGGTCGTACAGGGGGCCGACCAGGAGAAGTAGTTGGAGGACGATTAGGAGAAGTAGTTGGAGGACGACCAGGAGAAGTAGTTGGGGGACGGCTAGAACCCGGTGAATCAGTAACGGTTGTTGCTTTAACATCAACGGTTTGACCTGAACGTTCAACTGCTCCACCTCGCCTCCCAGGAGGTAGTACTCGTTGACCACCAAGAGGCCCACGCCCTTGTGTTGCAAGTGAACCTGATGGACGTGGACGTGAACTAGCTGAACCAGTGTTTGTTACAGCACCACGATTGGAGCGAACAAGTCCACCGTTATTTGGACGCCCTGAAGATGACGTAACACGAGCAGATCCACTTCCATTGTTTGGCCGAGATGTATCGTTTGTTACACGAGCATTTGAAACGGCTGCACGATTCCTGCGCCCAGATGAAGTGGTTACCGGCCTAGGAGTTGCAGGTTTTCTAGTAGACCGATTTCTAGAGGATGTAATTTTAGGTGCCATAATGTCTATTTGATCCAAGATAAAATGAGGTGTTCTTTTTCTGGCCTATGTCCGAACGTATCCCTCATCCATTGAAGCCAGTTGTTACTACCTTTGTCCTGATTACACTTTCTGCAGCTGGGAACAAGATTTGATGACAGGTCTTCGCCACCAAGACACTTAGGGCGAACATGATCCAGTGTGAGTTCGTGTAGTTCATAGGTTTCTCCGCAATAAACGCATTGACAATTGAAGTGTTCCTTAATGGCTCTTCGCCACATCCGCTTAGCTTCAGGGCTTGTCATCGTTATTAGGTTGTAGATGTAGTGATCAGGACTAGGCAGCAACGGAGTCATTTACTAACGATTCCGAAGATTTTCAAGAAGTTGTTTAAGGGTCCAGCTGTCTGCTGTGGCTTTGGCTTTGATTGAGGTTTTGGTCTTGTTAATCGTTGGTAGATACGGAGGACTTCTTGAGCATTACTGATTCGCTCTGACCTACTGGCATTGGGATCAGCTGGCCGAAAGTAGTTATCTAGTAGGTGGTTGGAAGCAGCAGCTACATCTTTCTTTGGTGTGGTCTCAAGAGAGCGGGTATATCCGATTAACGAGTTACCGTTTGGATCATGTTTACCTGCATACTCCTCCGCTGCATAGCGAAGCTGGCTGGCCATATCTGCACCAGGGCGTGCTCTGTCATAAGCATCCCTACGAGGGCCTGTGTATTGCATCATGCCTCTACCGGCTCCACCGTTACCTCTTTCAACTACATCAAGTTGACTGAGATTACGGGAACCTGTTTCGTGCATAGCATTGCCTAGCAGTGCTGATGCTTGCTCAAGAGTAAAGGCTGGTACCTTACGATTTGTCAGCTTGCTAAAGGTACCGTCTGTGAGCATCCTCACAGCTGCATCCATCTGTGGACTACGAATCTTTAGGGGATCAGGCATACTTCTTACCAGTACGTGGTCGTCTACGGTTAGCTGTTGGGTTCTCTAGCTTTCCAGTAGTTGGGCCTGTGTGACTAGCATCCATACCATCACCGTTGCCATATGTTCCAAACTTTCTGTTGAGCTTGTTAGCGGCAGTACGGATCTTTAAACCCTCATTCGTCTTGTTATATTTGGCTTGCTGCTTAAGACGCCTAGAGCGAGCCTGTGGATTGGACTTGTAGTAGTTAGACGTGCGACCTGCCATACAACCTCTTCTGTACAAGTTCAGGGTCTACCTTTGGTAGTACGGTGGCGAGTTTGTCTAGAGGGTTGCCGTCATAAGCAACACCACTAATGTCGTTCTTACTAAGCCAGTCACAAGCAGCCTTAAGGTCTGCAGTAGAGGCTTCACCAGATTTGATCCGGTTAAGTAGTTCCTGAGTGACAATGTTATGGAGTTCATTGAACATGTCCTCAGTGGCTTTATTCTTAGCCATTTCTGAGTACGATCTGATCTAGTTTGTTTTCGATGCGGATCATGTGATCCTCCATCTTTTGAAGGGCAGTTGCAAGTTCTTGACGAGGCACGTACTTTTCGGCAAAGCGTAGTTCAATACTGTCAATACGCTTATCAATCTCATCCATACGTGCGCCTGATCGTGATGTGGTAGTCATAACTCCCCCTGCAACACCAAGAAGGAGAGAGATAGCTCCCGTGATAGCGGCTTCAATCATGGGCTTTCCTGAACGTCATGAACCAGCCGCTCTTTGGCCCATCGACTTCCCATCGCTTAAGCCAGTTACGCCAGGAGTATTGAACATTCTGACCACCTGATCCAACACGGACATACCCGCCGTTGATGTTGTCTAATTCACCATACGGGTCGTGAAAGACACCGTACTCACCAGTGTCTCCAATGCACAGCATCCAGTGGCCACCACCAGTAGGTGCGTCAACAGGACCGTGATGGAGGATGCCAGTAGCTACTGGATAGCCTTGCTTAAGTTCGGATTGAATGATCGCCTTGTTGCCGTTTTTGTAGAAGGTCGCAAGGACACCAAAGTCCTTACAAGCTTTGATGTGGGCAATGGGATCAATGGTATCACGGTACTTGAGAACTGTTCTCAGATATGTGTCATCGGCATTACTACCCTTCAGTGCTTCTGGCATCAAGTATTTAACCGCCATAGCACAGGTGCTTGAGAAGCACATCCTGTAGCTATGACGGGTTTGGCTATCGACTTGAAGGTAATACTGCCGTACAGGTAGTACGGTCATGGATCAGCCCTTGAGAGTATCTTTGATACGAGCGATCTTGTCATCCTCCTTGCGGACAAGCTTGAGGTAGGAGACGATAGAAAGGAAGGCCTGGACAATGCTGTTCTCTTTGAGCTTGCTAGCACCGATGGCTTCAGAGCTGAGGAACAGGACAAAAAAGACCAAAGTCTCATAGGAGACCTTGGCACCTAGAATGGTAAGCATGATACGTTAATGGATAGGTTGAGCAAGGGCTTGTTTGATTTCCTCAGGTGACGTAGCTGCGTCGATGTCTTTTTGAATCAAAGCGTACCGAGTGCGGATCTCCTGCCGAGCTGATTCAATATCTTCGGGGTCATGCCCAGGTATTCTTTTTGCCAGGATGTCATCAAGAGGTGCGAACTCTTCAGCACGCTTGGCGCGGCGCATGTCATGACCCAGTGCCTTGCACTTATCAAGGTCGTGCTCGATGCAGCAGTCACCCATTACCCACGCATTGCGGAAGGT